AACTATCTTGTCATACAGCCAACCAGCAGCACTAGACGCAAGAAGACTTATACCAGCCACTGCTGCACTAGCAATCGCTGTTGCGGCACCACCTGCGGCTGCGGCACCACCTGCACCTTCTCCAGCAGCCGCTTCTCCAGCAGCCGCTTCTCCAGCAGCTCCCTTACCACCCTTAAGCCAATTCATAAGATTTGATAACACACCACCTTTGCCTGTTGTTCCAACATTAAACCCTTGAGCTAATAATAAACCATTATTAAACCAACCAATACCCGATATAACCGCACTAAAAGTTTTACCAAGTAATACAGCACCAGCTGTTACCCATGGGTGTTCTATTATAAAACTAGCAATATCTTTTACTACGTTAGCTACCTTACCAACAATATATTCAATACCTTCGACTATTTTCTTAAAATTCTCCCCTTTAACAAACTCATCCAATTTTGGTATTAAGTATTTATCCATATCTTCAACAAACGGTATTAAAGCTATTTTTAATTTATCAACAACACCTGTCAATGCATCGTCAAATGTTCTTGATTGCTTAGCATATTCCTCTAAGCTTTGTTTCCTCTCCGCTTCTGCTTTTAACGTTGCTATATCATTACTATTCAAAGCGTCTAAGTATTTAGGTTGAGCACCAACCATTATCTTTGCCTTACCAGTCTTAGCCTCCCATATTGCTGAATTTGTAATAAATTCTTTTGTTGCTTGGTCTTTTACATCGATTGATATTTGGCCATTTATTTTTGTAGCCTTAGCAGCGTTTTTACCAGCGGTTGCCAATTCTTCATAAGATATACCAGTCTGTTGTGCAATTACTCTTAGTCTATGCATTTCCATCGCGGAAATTTCAAAATCACCTTTTTGTGCGTTAAAGTGAACCGAAGATTCAGTCGCTTTACCAATTTCTTCGGTAAGACCAGCCATGTCATTACGAGCCATATACATCAAATGGAATGGGTCGGCCAACTTAGCCCAAGCACCTCCCATAACCTGCAATTGAGCAGACATGTCAACAGCTCCTTCGATATCAAAAAGCTTATCAGCAAAAGGTGCCGCAAATTTCATATCAACACCAAGCTTTGCTGTGTATTCAGCCATTTTTTTAAGACCATCAATACCATTTTTAAAATTGTATTGGTTAAGCATCTTTATATTCTTAGCAACCAATCCAACAACCTTTGTAGTGTTAAGACCCATGTTATGAGCGTCTTGCATTGTTTCCTTAACAAAATTACTGGTTTCTTCTGCTGAGTATCCTTGCTGCGCCATATCAGCCGCCATTTTAGCCGTTCCTTCTGCGCCTAAACCAGTCGCAGCCGCCATTTGGCCTAAAACTGTAAGACTTTCGCTATCTAATTGAACAGCTTTACCTAATTCTTCACTATAATCACTTTGTATCTTAGCTAACTCTTTAACGCCAACACCAATCATTGCAGTGTTGTCAGCAGCTGTTCGTATATTTTTTGAAAAATTATCAGCTTGTTCAGCAACCAAGCCCATACTAAGAGCAGATTTCTTAATGGATTTATCCATTTCAAATAACCCAAGACCACGAATCTTCCCTAAACCTTGAGATATTAAATTAGGTAAATTACCAAGTACATCAGCTGCAACCTTTGCTCCTTTTGCTAATGCCATTTGACCTTTATTGGCATCAGCAATCCCTTTACCTAATAGGTCATTTTGATATTTAAGCTCTTTGTTGTATTTCTGTAATAATACTAATCTTACTTCCGCTGCTTTTTTTTGGTCTAAGGTTGCTTTAGGGTCAGTAATAATTTCTTGTTCTTTCTTTATCTTAATATCAGTTTGTAAGATACTTTTTTGTACTTTCTTGTAGTCTTTTACTGAAGATAAAAAATCATTAAAAGACGAATTAATTACCTCTCTAAGCCTAGCTTCCTCTTTTAAGATTTCTACACCTTTTTTAATTTCATCATCACTTAAACTTGTTGCCATATGCTATTTTTATATTAATGATTTATAACCATTCTTAGATTTATTAGCGTCAATAATTACGCTTGTTTTTTGTATACCACCCCTTATATTGTTAGCATATGGAATTACGTTGACTAAAAAAAGGTTTTGAAACCCCTTTTTCTCCAGTCTTTTTAAAAGTTCAAATTCAACATACTCGTTTTGATTAATAGTATATTTAAGTTTTTGATTTTCAGCCAATTTTCTAGGTTCAACAATTGTTTTATACTCTGTTCCTTTAACTAGTTTAGTGCTTCCCAAATCTATATCTTCAGTAAGTGTTAAAAAAACTTCTTTACCCTCAAAAAACTCTGCCTTTAAACTATCTTGCATTTTACGATAAAAATACTTGTTAAGAATATCCATAGCAACTATTATACCATTACCCTTAGCTTTTTTTCCAGTAAATTCAGCTTTTAGAGATTCCCAAAAACTAGGCTTGGAATAAAAAGCATCCCTCAAGTCTTTATTCTTGGTTATCAACTCCAACATCTCTTGTCCAGTCAAAGATGACGTAGTTCCACTTGTTGTACCACTTGTAGTTCCAGATGTTGTACTACTTGTAGTTCCAGATGTTGTACTACTTGTAGTTCCAGATGCGCTATTTGTAGGTGTATTTTTACTCTTATAAGTATTAAACTTTGTTATGTTCTTAAGAGTAATATTAGGTTTTAAGAACGTTAGATTAAACGTCTTAAGACCATAGTCCTTAGAGTTCAGTGTTTTTGCGTTCAACTTATAGTCATTTTCAGGAGCTTGAGGGTCTCCATTCCCTGGCTTTAATTCCATAACAACTTGTTTGTTGTTATTTAATAAGTTATCCCCTTTTACTACGTTAAAATAAAACTTGTTGTTTTCTTCTTTAACGCATTCTAAAACAACCTTACCAAGTGTTGTTTCTAGTACGAGTACCTTACCAACAGCTAATTCATCAACCAATTTTTGAGTTATTACACCTAGAAACTTTTCTATGCCTTTTCTATTGGCTTCTTCGATGTATTCTTTAATTATGTCTAATTGACTTTCATTTATTATAATTTTCATGTTTGTTGGTTTTTCAATAAATATCCCATAAAAGAAAAATACCCATAAAAATGGGTATTTTGCTTATTTTAAGGGTATGTTCCCTGAGTTAAAACGTTCTTTTAATTGTGAACCAGATATCTTTGTTTTTCTTACCCCCTTGCCGCCAGCGTTTTGAGCGTTTTGTCTGGCTTCCTCCATCTTCTCCTCTTTAATTCTTGAGTGTTTGGTATGAAGACTTAAGAAGTATCTTCGCTCATATGTTGGCATAGATAATACATCTGAATATGATACCCCCTTAAGGTGTTGCGTACAGATATATATCTCTTCTAGTAAGTTAGGCTTGTAGTCTGAAGTCAGGCCAAAAAAACTTGATGTTAATGGGAAGAAAGGTAGTTATGGACCCTCCCCTTGGGGTCCCAACGGTTACTTGCATGTCAACACCGCTTTGTATTTTTTCGACATATGCGTTAAATTCCTTAGCATCTGGTATTCTTATCGAAGAAACAAAATCACGTATTGCATTTCTGTCTCTTATCCCATTAACCTCTACTATCATCTTTTCAAGCTTATACGTTGATGAATTATCCACTGGGACTTCATTTTCTTCATCTTTTTTAACCTTTTCTTCAATCTCATCAACATCACCGCATGTTAACAACTTAAACTTAACGCTACTTCTTGATAGCTTCATGTTAAAGTCAAACAAGCCTTCTGCGTCTGGCTCTGCTCCTAGGTTTTTAATCTTCAATTCATTAAGATTGAATTCTGTTTCGAATGCGTTTCCATCTTCATCCAACATGGTAACAGGATACATTTCACCGTAAGCCGTTGCTCTCAACCAAATCATGATAGCATCCCTATCACCAACGGTCAAATCCTTGTATCTCAACTCTGGTTCCAAAACCTTTCTGTTGATTAGTATTTCTAGGAACTTACCGCTTTTAAGCAAGTTAGGGCTTGTTAGGATGTTTTCATCAGCCGTGGTCATAAACGACACTCTAATGTTACCCTTTTTGTTAGGATAAACCTTACCTTGAGATGGTAAAGGAATTACATCAAATGGAGAATTGTAATTAGGCTGGCTTAATTCCATCAAGTATGGATTCAAGCCAGAAGGAACTTCACCGTAGGACTCTGCTTTCTTTGCAGTTGTTTTTGGTTGATAAGATGTTTCTTGCATTGGTTGTTGTTTTCTTGTTGAAGCTTCTTCGTATTGCTTCTGATAATTTTGTGTTTGATTTAGGTTTTTCGCGAAGTGTTCGTCCCTAATTTTCATTTGCTCTTCAGCCTTTTTCTTGATTTCAATAATCTCTAGCTCTTGTTTTGACAAGGCCTTGGTTTTTGTTTCTGGCTCCGCAAGGTCTGGATACTGAATAACACCAACCTCTTCTTTTAATTGAAACTCTTGCTGGGTTCTCCTACGCATCATTTCAACTGCCTCTGCATAGCTAGAGCTGGTTTTGTCTTGGCTGGCCGAATTTGTGTAGATTTCATCGGTAGCTGATTTTTTTTCAGCTTCAAAGGATGTTTTTTTTGCTTTTTCATCCAAAAGCTCTTTTTGTTGTTGTGGGGTTGGGAAAACCCTTGGTCTTGTTTCTGACATTTAAAAACGTTTAGCTTGTTATAACTTTAAAAATAAATATATAAGGTTGGATTTTTTTGTAAAGCATAGGTAAAATAAAAAAAGGTCACGCAGCATCTGTGTACTACGTAACCTTTTTAATTTTGAGTATAAAAATCAGAATAAAAGTATTGCTCTATCGAATCTAAGAGTAGCAGTGATTTCTGCGATACCATCATCATCCATACTTAAGTCACCGAAACCTACGTTTGTAAGCATCGTACCGTCCAGCAACCATTTCTCCACAACAACACCAGTCGGGTCAAGCATTTCAAGCTCTACAGGTCTCTTATAACCAGCAGCATAACCTTGACGGCCAGTGATTGATTCAGAGTGAAGACGAACCCATTCCATGATAGCTTGTGAAGCTGAAGGACCAATTGGGTCACGGAATGTAACATCTATTGCCTCCCAAGTGAAACGTCCGATAACCCATGTAGATGTGTTAAGGAATTGTATTTCGGTTTCGTTTTGTGTTATTGAAGGTCTTGAAGCTGATGATAACCACCATTGTTGAATACCTAAGTCAGCAGGGAAAGTAATTAGCCAACGATTTTTTCTTTTAGGTTCGTATGGCAACGGCATTTTCATTAATAAATCAGACATGTTTCTATGTTTTTAAATTTTTTTCTTATTTGATAATAAATATCAAAGAATTAATTTTTTGTCATTTTCTTATAAATATAACGAATTTGTAAAATATGCTTAACTCATCATAACCGAATCAGATGTTTTTTCGTCTTGACCCGTTAGATTATTACCAGCGGCCATATCTAGCCTATGTGTTAAGTTATTTTCTTCAGCTATCTTGTTATAGGTATCCATTATCTTTTTTGCATTTTTTGCAAGTAGCTTATCTGGAAACTTAACGCCTTTCTTCTCCAATAATTCCTTGAGTTCTTCTACCTTTTCCTCGCTTTCAAGTGTATTCTTAATTTCACTCATGATTGTTTCATCTGATAAAGCCCTTTCAGCAATGTCTTTATTTAATCCTGTTAGGTTAACTTCCATAAGCTTAGCGACACCCAACAAAACTTCTTTTATTCCTTCGCTTAGAATGGCCTTAGAGCGTGTTTCTTGTTCACGTAGCATAAGTCTATCAAATTGTCCAGAAGTAAGCTTAATTCGCATTATATTCGTTTTTCTATAAATACCTATATAAAACAAAAAAGCCCCTATGAAGGGGCTTTTTTTATGTTTGTTTTTATTATACGTTTGTGAAAGATGCACCAGTATTCATAACAACAAATTGGATTTGTATGAACTCAAGGCTTCTTGTCGGCTTCAAGAATATCTGACCAGTCAATTGGTTTCTATCATAATCAGCTGGGTCATTTGAAAGCACAACACGGAAGTCAGTCAAACCTCTTTCGGCTCTGATGTTATCCAAGATTGGGTTAACAAGTGCCAAGAATTGATTTCTTACCACGCTATCGTTTTGTTCGAACAACAATCTGATAGAAACAGCAGAGATAAGTTTTCTTGCTTGAAGAAGAAGTCTTCTAACGTTAATTCTGTTAAGAGCTGTATCTTTAACTTGAAGCGTTTTGTTACCCCAAATCTTAATACCGTCTGATACGAATGTAGCGATAGGGTTAACTCTGTTTTCATATAGAGTATCTCTGTCAGCAAGTGTAAGTTTCTTACGAGCTTGTATAGCTGATACATCACCACGATTAACACCTGCAACAGCAAACCATGGGAATGCAATATTGTCTGTCAATGCAATGTTACGTACAACATCTCTTGTAGGTGGTATGTATATCAATACGTTGTTTTCATCATCTACGATTTGAACCCATGGCCAGTATGTACATGTATAGTTACTGTCAAACATACCATCTAGTGTACCAACTACATCTTGTGGTGTAATTACTTGTCCATCATAATAGTCAGGTGTTGTAACAACGTACAATGAGTCAGCTCTTTCTTGTTCAACCATTTCAATAGTCGACTCAACCAAGATTTGGTTATCGAACGTATCGATACCTGGCGTAGCCAACACATTTATGTTTACAGCCTCTGGATTTCTGAATGTCCAAATAGCCTCCAAGTATGCATAGTAGTCAGATGTAATACCCACATCACCATTGCTAAGCGTTCTGTTTTTGAACGCACCGCTAGTTAAACCAGCTTGACCAAACACACCATTTATAACGTATTTGTCAGTATTGGTTCTTCTTGTGTTATAGATATCCCAAGCATCAAATCCACCATAAGGCGCAAAGGTAAACTTACGAGAATATAGATACTGATAAGGACTTGTAGGAACGTCTACAGCAGCTTCGGTTGTGAACACGAAATCACCAGTATCAAACTTAAATACTGGGCTGTATGTCGCACCACTGTTATTCAATACGATATAAACGTTATCGATAGTAACAGCAGAAGCGTTAACATCCATGTGGAAACCATTTGTTAAACCAGTCCATTGATTCATTGTTGTATCAGCTGGAAGACCCTTGTAATCAAAGAAGTTTGTATCGATACCCACGGTATCAGAAAGACCCAAGTAAATCTTACGCTTGTTATCAAATGTAGCATAAGCTGTTTTGTAGCTTATATTAGGGTTAACAACGCTAGAGTTGCTATTTATTTGATAGTCACGAATAGGGAAACCTACGAAACCAGATGGAAATGCTTCGCTTGTATCAGACGTGTCATCCATATCAACAAGTACGTAGTTAGACTTAGATACATAAACACCATCGGTTGTACCGATTACTCTTCCAATATATCTTGAAGATGTTGGGTCCATAACACAACGTGAATAAACTTCCAATATTACTGGACGAGCATCTGTATCATAAAAACTTCTGATTTGAACATCAAATTCTTTTGTGTCAAGTCTTATGTTGGTTATTGATATCTTTATTTGTTCGTTAGCTGCATTACCATCAGATATTGTTACAAATCTGAATAGTCTTAATACTTTATTACCACGTAATTCAGATACTACATAAGGAGTTGTAGCTTCTTGGTATTCTTGGAAGTAGTTGTAGTAATTCTTAACATAAGGAACAACTGCTTGTTTGATAC